CCAGCTAGTGTGAGATTATCATCCGTATGGGTGTGTGTTGAATCGAGCGCTGTCGTGACATCAAGTATTTGATCATTCTCATCTCTAAATGTTACAACACTTCGATCCATTTCTTCATTCCAGCTAGCTGGTTTCCCCTGTACATATTCGTTGTGTACACACGCAAAGTCTTCAGTAGACTCGCAACTATTATTTCCTATAGTGTTAGTATCCGATAAAATAAGGGAAGTATGTTCGGACGTACATACTCCTATTGTCTCCTGACAAGCCTCACGGCATGATGATACCTCCCTGATACAATCTAATTTGGAGAGTGGTTTGATTGTATGGTAAATATAGTGATCATCATTTTCGGGTAACATATCATATGTTACCGCAACTGCTTTAATATCACAACCAACTAATGGCATGTGACCATGACGAATGAAACTTGCAGCCATAGTTTCTCTCATCTCTTTCCAGTCCCACGACTCTATTTCCTTGACGTTCCAGCGCTCACTACCGTAAGTGATGTTCATGTCGTCTATCATAGCCAACACTCTCAATTTATAAGATTCGAACGTGCTTTCACCGTACTGCACTAATTCTCGTATGAATCCTAATAAATTCTGTTGGAAAATCAAATCCACCTCTCTTAACTGCAACTTACAACTATGATAGTGAAGACTCTTGGAGAAAGAATTAAAGTCTAAAGGGCAAAGATACCCTCCATCATACTCCTTAAATCCTCGTTTCAAAAAATCGACCTCATCGAGCTTATCAAAGGCTCTGTTTGCTAAATCTGCTGACTTATGAGCATCTGTGAATTTGATATCACTGATAGCTAGTATGCCATTGATAGAAGCATAACAAAAACCTGTAGCTTTCGAAGAAGGATTATTAACGTTGTCATCACCGTAAGTTGCAAGAGCAACTTCGTCCGTAAAGCGATAGTAAGGATATATTGCTTTGAAGCAATAACGCATGTAAATGCTATTCACTATACTATTCACTATTACAGTTAATGGATTTCCAGATGGGTTAGACCCACGACACATCACAAAAACACCGTCATAATCATATACTGGGTATGCTATTTCATAAGCTATGACACCCATAACAATGATATCTTCTTGTGAGTAGTTTCCATAACGTGCTAGAGCTATCATGACATCAAAAGCCCGCAAAATCATTTGCGCAGACATTCTTTTATCATAATTGCTAAAATCACCAGCTAGCACATTTCCACCCTTTGTTTTGAGTTTTACAGCTAACTGTTCCCACTCTATACTAAAAG